GATGAAGTGTTCCTCCAACAGTACAAGAAGAGTATTCTTTATCCAGGCGTCAACAGTGTTACAATTCCTTACGAATTGTTGCAGAGGTATAAGTGGGAGAAGAAAAACCCATGGACAATTGGAGGATGGAGCTTCTTTGGTTACGGAAAGAAGGATGTCACAATTTGTCTCGATTTCTGGAGCAACGAAATACGAAGAATCTCGCTGGACGTCAGACCATCAATCTGGGACATCTTTAGAAAGGAAGAAGTCAGAACTAGGATAATCAATGAAGCAATCCTGGTTGGTGGAGATGGCAAGATTCGAGACAAAAAAGAACAGATCAAATTTCTTGAAAAATCTACTGCAGAAAGCGTGGTGTCGAATGATCTTCAGTCTAGAAACTTTGATGTTTTAGAAGAAGCTCGAGAGGAGATCAACAGGATCTCAGATGAAGATGGTCAAAAACAGGCACGAAAGCAGGTTCTCAAAATGGGAACGAAATGTGAAACGGAAAAGAAAGAGAGTTCAGGAGATTCTCGAGTCTCATCCTACTTCTATACCGTACCTATCACCAAGAAGGAAGTGAAGACAAATCATTCAGTTCCTAAATATCACAGAGAAGACTACATTCCAGAATCAATGAGACCTTCGAACTTCAAGGCAATGTGCAAACACAATCTAAAGACTGAAGCCATATTGCAAAAATACTTCATGGAAGTAGTCGAAAAGGCCACAACGAATCCAAGAGCAACAAGGATCACTAGGCATGGACCCGAATTCGAGAAGAATGGCGAGACCATGGAAGCTTTCGAATGGGATAGTCAAAGTACTCCAAACCAGTTTGCAGCATGGTTCAAGCGCCAAGTTGCAACTGGTCTTCAGCCTGACAGACGAGAGATTGCCAAATTTTTGAAACACTCTCGTTCGTTCATCAACGATCTTATACTCCGCATATCTCAGCATCCACTTCCTGATTTGCCATCGTTCGAGGAATGGCTTCTAGAAAAGAAGAAGATTTGGGGAGATGAGAAATGTGCACGATATCTAGCATCATGGAGAAGGCAAATATCAAGAGAAGTCTACATCGAAAAAGATTGGGATTTTGCTTTCTCAATGTTTGTTAAATCTGGAGAGGTCTACTTCAAAGAAGGAAACAACCTGAACGAACAACGTCGTCTGACAGGTCAGTCATCAAGACCAAGGCCAATTCAAAATCCCAGCATCGAATGCTGCGGAGCAATAACTTGGGTACAACAAGCTATTTTTGAAGATATCAAAAGAGTGTGTCCTAGCTTCATTCAAGGTCTAGATCCCAAGAAGTTCAAAGAACTTATTAGCGCAGAAGTCGCAAAGATCCCAGAACCAGTCTGCGTGAGCAGCGACGGATCAAATTTCGACGGCCATCAGAATGTTGAAGTCATGGAAGTCGAGAAATACTTCTGGAATGGATAT